GATACTATTATAACCATTTCCACCAGTAAGATAACTTCCACCACCACCGCCGTAATAATATGTATTTCCTGAACTATCTGTAAATTTGTTTCCTTTAAATAATGAAAGATTTGTATTTTTAGCATAAATACCACCATTAACGGTAACTGAATTTAAAATTGTATCATTGCCACTAGTGCCCTTATTACCACCATTAAAACCCTTGCCACCACCACCAACAGTTAAATTCAAAGTGGATCCAGAAGAAACTGTTATACTACCTAATAGAAAATTACCGCCACAACCACCGAGACCAGCGGGGACGACCTGATTATCATTATTGGCGCCACCACCACCACCACCACTAACTAAATAATATTTTACTGTAGCATTATATGGAATTGTAATTGAACCAGATGCCGTGGCAATATTACCTACTTGTTGAAAAATATATAAATTACCACTATTATAATATGTAGCACCTGAACCACTTAATCCAGCATAATAATTTGTATCAGATTGGAAAGGACTACTCATAGTTTCTGTAAAACCAGTGATTGTTGATTGCATAGGCGTAAATTGTATAGGTGCAAATATAAGTTTTAGGTCTTGTCCGTTTCTTGCTATAAAATTTGTAGCAAAGTTTATAGAAGACCCTGAATTAGCAGAAAATATAGAACCTAAATCTTGACCACTAGGTATTTTAAAACCTGTCGTAACGCCCGAATTGCCACCTTGAAATATTCCAGATAAATCTTGATAAACTCCTGATGCATTTTTACACATATAACCAGTTGTTGGAGTAGTCATTTAATATAATAAATTATATTTTAATAAAAAATTGAATTAAATTTAAAAAGATATAAGAATAATATACTAAATAATATATAAGAGATGATAATCCCTGTTAAATGCTTTACTTGTGGTATGGTGATTGCTAATAAATATCGCTATTATCAGGAACAAGTGCGTAAGAAGAAACTCGCTAAAAGAGGTAATGGAGAATCTATTGATGTGGATAAAGTTCTTTATTTAACAAAAGAATTCGCAGAAAAGACACCTGAAGGAGAAGTTCTAGATGAATTAAATATGAAAAAAATGTGTTGTCGCAGACATTTCTTGACACATGTTGACATTGAATAATTTCTTAATATATATTATAAATGGGTAAAACGAAATCTAGAAAACATCAGAAACTTTATAAAATGAGAGGTTGTTCTAAAAAAAATCGTAAGCAACGTTATTTAGGTGGTTCGGCTGATTTAAATTTAGCATATCCTGCATCAAATGTTCATGTAGTTCCAAATCCAGCTTTAGCTTATACTGGTAAGGATCCTTATTCTTTTTTACACAAAGGTGGGTCGCCAACAAATATTCCTTTAAATACAAACGGTGCCAATCAAACTTTACCTAGCACAGGTCCTCCAATATCCCCACAAGGAGCTACTCCTTTTCTAAATAATGGAGCGCCTCAAAGAGGTGGTAATTGCGGTTGCGGATTAATGAAGGGGGGTAATTGTGCTACGTGTTCTTTAATGAAGGGAGGTAAAAGACATCGCAAAGGTTGTAAATGTAGTTCTTGTAAAATGATGAGAAGAAAGTCACAATATGGCGGTAATCCAGGATATCCTATTCCCAATGGTCTTACAGGATCACCTTGGGTAGGAGGAGATTTATCTACGTGGCCTGGTGTAGCTGGCGTCCAAGGTGGAAACAATCATTTTGCAAATAATTTGTATAATCGCGGCGATCCCCAAACAGCAATGATATCTACTGGTGCAAACCCGCCATTTTCCATTGGAGGAAGACGCACTAGAAGAAGAAAAGGACAAAAAGGAGGAGGCTTTTCAAATTTGATAGCACAAGATTTCGTAAATTTAGGCAGACAATTTCAATATGGTCTAGGAAGTACATATAATGCGTTACAAGGGTATGCCGCGCCGGCAAATCCTATGCCTTGGAAAGGACAATTACTAAATGGCGCAAGCTTAAGCACTATTAAAGCAGTTAATAGATAAATTTATTTTCTAGTTATATTTCATAATGGCTGAGTTTCCCAAAAAACTAAAGGAATTATGCACACCAGCTTTTCTATATTTTGTTATTTCTATAATAGGACTTGTTCTTGTATTATTGCAAAATTTAGGTAATACAAATAGTTATCATGTTGGTTCTTTTTCTTGTCGTGTCCCAAATACCACAATGGTATTTATAATTAAATTTATATATATATTATTCTGGACCTACGTTCTTAACTTAATATGTAAAGATGGTCATACAGAGCTTTCATGGTTATTAGTTCTTCTTCCTTGGATACTTTTATTTGTTATTATGGGTATTCTAATGTTGAATATGTAAAACCAAAATAAAAACAAAAACCAAAATAAAAACAAAAACCAAAATAAAAACAAAAACCAAAATAAATAATATTATAAGGAAAATAATATTATTAAAATATTATTAATATTATATTAGTATATATATGACTACAAAAATAAAAAATGGCATGTCTTATGAAAAGAATGGTTGGAAATATGTATCAATTAGAGGAAAACCGAAAGAAAGAGGATATGCATATGGTTATTTATGTGCAAATGACTTTAAAGATATACAAAAAATGTTGTATTTTTTAATGTTTGAAGCATATGGGCAATCATGGGATTTTTTTATACAACAAGTTTCTCTAGATTTTAAGGAAATGACACAAAGAGATTTTAAGGAGCTTTATGAAGAAATGGAAGGAATTGCAGAAGGGTGTAATGCCAATGGTTGTAAAACAAATATAGATGAAATAATTGCTTGGAATTTTTATTGCTCTATACCGTATTGGTATTCTACAAAATCCGACTCCCATTTTGGAAAAGAAGGAGGTGCCAAAGACAAATGCAGCGCATTCATCGCCGTTGGTGATTGGACAGAAGATGGTAAAATAGTTTGCGCACATAATTCGTTTTGCGATTTTGTTGATGGACAATACTCAAATATTGTGTTAGATTTAAATCCTGCTGAAGGGCATCGTTTTATTATGCAAACGTCTCCTTGTTGGATTTGGAGCGGTACAGATTTTTTTATAACCGCAAAAGGTATTATTGGCACCGAAACAACCATTGGTGGGTTTATGCCATATGAAAAACGTTATCCTATTGGATATAGAATTAGAAAGGCAATGCAATACGGCAATTCGTTAGATGAGTATTGTGAAATACTTTTACACGAAAACTCTGGCGACTATGCGAATTCTTGGTTATTCGGTGACACAAATACAAATGAAATTTTACGAATTGAATTAGGACTTAAATATCACAATACAGAGAGAACAAAAAATGGATACTTTATCGGTTTTAACTCAGTATATGATGAGCGTATTAGAAATTTAGAAGTCCAAAATTCAGGGTTTTACGATATTAGACGACATCAGGGAGCAAGAATGGTTCGCCTAGGTGATCTTATGGATGAACACAAGGGCAAAATCAATATTGAAGTGGCGCAGCAAATTATAGCTGATCATTATGATGTTTATTTGAAAAAAGAGGAAAATCCTTGCTCTAGAACTGTATGTTCTCATTATGATCTAGATGCCAGAGAATATATGTCAGACCCTGCTAGACCCAAGCCATTCTCACCACACGGCGCAGTAGATGGTATTGTTTGTGATACAAGTTTAGCTAAAAAAATGTCTTTTGTTGGACGCTTTGGCAATTCATGTGGTATTCCATTTCTTAAAGATGAGTTTTGCAAACAACATAGACAATATGAAAAATTTTGTCCTTATTTAAAAGATAGAGTTACGCAGCCTTGGACTGAATTTACTATTACAAATTTAAAAAATAAATTTAAATTAACCAAGAAAGGCAACCAAGGATTAAATAAAACGAGAAAAAATAGAGATAAACAATAAAAAAAACACAAGAACTAAACCCTGAAAACAAGAACAAATCTAAGAATACATTTTTTCAATGTTTTCTATTAAATTTACCATTTTAATGTTTTTTGCATTGTAGGTATTATTATAATATTTTAATGGATTTCTTATTATATTTATTATTAATAAAATATCCTTATTAATGTCTCCTGACAAACTTATAATATCATCAAAATAATTATTAATATTTCTAGACCCCAAATAAATTGGCAAACAATTATGCAAAAGAGGGGTTATAATTTTTTCCGAAAAATAATGATTTGATTGATAATTCTCAATACATATTGAATATAAATAACTTTCATATGGTTCAACGTCTGTAAATTTTCCTTTAATCCTATCAAAGCTATAATTTAAACCATTTATAGTGTAGTTTGAGTACCCATTGCTACCATGTCCATAAATATCTATAGGTAACTTCAATTCTATAATTTTTTCAATTAATTTATGGCGATAAATATGACCAGGAGCAAATCTTTTATTCGTTACTACGATAGACATTAAATTCGGTTTATAAGTAATTTCTTTCGGTGGTCTGGAATGCCACATAAACCCAAAACGCTCTATAAAAGGTTCTGGTAAATTCAATTTGTCTCCAATATAATATTTACCAATATGTTTTTGCGCATATTCTATAAATGGTATGGTTAAATCTAAAAATGCTATAGGTTCAAATGATAATCCAATTACATTTTCTTTTGCTATATGCAAATCAGGCATCAATGTATTAATGATAATCGCATGTGTATAATCATCATCATCTGTTAAATAAACTTTTTTATCTTTGCCATAAAAATCTATTTCTTCAGCATAGTTTATTCTTTCGTATATTTCTTTACATTTACTACTTGAAGCAAAAGGACAAAATATTTTTATTTTATACATTAATATAGAGTATTTTATAACAACTATTTATATTTATATTTATATTTAACTTTAAATTTAAATATAAAGTTAAACACATATATTTAAATTAAAGACAATATGAAAGTCGTTATATTTGTACATACTTGTAAACTATATGAAGAATCAAGAGCGAAAATAATAGAAGAAACTTGGGGCAATAGAGTGAACGTAGTATTTATTACTGATAATGATACATCTAGATTAAAAAACCACATTTATATAGGTAGCAGTCTTCATATTTATCATCCTATAAATGTAATGAGAGTATTTGGTATATTCTTGGCTGAATACAATAACTATGATTTTTTTATGATTATAGATGACGATAGTTATTTATATGTTGAAAAACTTGAACGGTATTTGTCTTTTTTTGATAAAGACGACACATATATGATTGGAGATTTTTTAAATTGGGTAGCTCCTAGGTCAGAACCAATTTTTACGTGCGACTATAATAGATGGGCTAGTGGCGGTCCCGGAATTGTTTTTACTAAAAAATGTATTGAAAAATTTGTATACTTGGCAAATACAACTAATATACCTTTTGATAATCATGATGTATGGCTGCATAATTTATTCATGTTATCAGATAAAAGAATAAAGCGAGTGGATTGTCCAGGTTTTCATCAATATAACTCAAAAGAGTTGCTCAAAAAGTATTCTAAACAAGATAATCAGATTATTTCAGTTCATTTAGAGGGGAATATGGATTTAATGTATGAATATCATATCTAATTTTACAACTAATGTAACATTAATTATAATACTAATAGTTATAAAAATATTAGTATTATAATTATTTGTATTATAATAATTACAATAATTACATTTTAAAAAAATATGATTATTATAATATAAAATGGACAAAGTTACAGATAAAAATAATATATCTTGGAAATTAATTGATAAATATTTTAAAGATAATCCAAATAATCTAGTTTCGCACCATTTAGAATCGTTTAATGATTTTTTTAAACATGGAATTAATCGCATATTCCGCGAAAACAATCCTATTCGGTTTATAGAGAGAGAAGAAGATGTAACCAAAGGAACTAATAGAAATGAATGTTTGTTGTATTTAGGTGGAAAAGACGGATCCAAGATTTATTATGGTAAGCCTGTTATTTATGATGATAACAATGCACACTACATGTTTCCAAATGACGCGCGTTTAAGAAATATGACATATGGTATTACGATTCATTATGATGTGGAAGTAGATTTTATTTATTATAATGGCGAAGAGAGAAAAGAATACACAAAGATCTTGGAAAAAATATACTTGGGTCGTTTTCCAATTATGCTTCAATCTGAGTTATGTATTTTGAGTACCTTAAATAAAGATGTAAGATTCAATATGGGCGAGTGTCGTAATGACTATGGCGGTTACTTTATTATTGACGGCAAAGAAAAAGTTATTATTTCACAAGAAAAATTCGCAGATAATATGCTTTACATCAAAGTAAACAAGGAAGACGACAACTATAGTCATTCCGCAGAAATTAGGTCTGTATCGGAAGACACGTCAAAACCAATTAGAACTACCTCTGTTAAAATCGTTTCTCCGTCGCCTACTTTAAGTAATAATCAAATTGTAGTTTCTGTTCCAAATGTAAAACAACCAGTTCCTCTGTTTATTTTAATGCGAGCCCTTGGTGTTATATCAGACAAAGAAATTATTGAAACATGTTTGTTAACAAATTTAGACGACGAATATGAAAATGAGAAAAACCCATATATTGATTTATTTATACCTTCTGTTCACGACGCAAATAAGTTTTTTAATCAGCAAAATGCACTTCAATTTATTGCTCAACTAACAAAAAGAGGAACTGTATCAGGCGTTTTAGAAATTCTCTCTGATTATTTTTTACCGCATGTTGGTGAATTGAACTTTTTAGAAAAGGCTTATTTTGTTGGTTATATGGTGAACCGATTATTAAAAGTGTATACAAAAGAAGAGAAACCAACGGATCGTGATAATTTTAGATTTAAAAGAGTTGAACTTTCTGGAACTCTCATTTATGATTTATTTAGAGAATACTATTTAATTCAAAAGAAGGATATTACACGTAAAATAGACGAAGAATATTATTACAACAAGGGACAATATAAAGACGATGATAATTTCACTAGAAAAGAGAGAAAACAAATAAAAACAAAAGGTAGTCAAAGACAAGAACAACAAGAACAACAAGAACATGAATCAAGTAATAAATATAAAGAAAATTTCATCAGTCTTATAGAAGATAATACCAAAAAATATTTTAAGGATAGAATTGTTGAGCAAGGATTTAAAAAGGCGTTCAAAGGCAATTGGGGTTCTGAAGCTCATACTAAGCGTCTTGGGGCTGTTCAAGATTTAAATCGTTTGAGTTGGAATACCTTTATTTCCCATTTGCGTAAAATTAATCTTCCATTGGATGCTAGTGCAAAAGTAGTTGGCCCGCGTCTTTTGAATTCGTCGCAGTGGGGATATATTGATCCCATTGATACACCCGATGGAGGCAATATTGGCTTGCACAAACATATGTCAATCAGTACTTATATTACTAGTGGCTCTTCTGGTCATCCAATTATTAAATGGCTAAGAATTAATACTCCCATGCGTATTTTATTAGAATGCTCACCTGAACAATTAGGAAGTAGTTCAAAAGTAATTGTAAATGGTAAATGGATTGGCATTATTGATACCCCAATTGAATTTGTGAATGAAGTTAAGTTATATAGGCGTAATGGCATTATTCCTACTTATACTAGCATCTCGTTTGACTATCAACATAAAGAGGTAAATATTTATAGTGATGCAGGGCGATTAACTAGACCCATCTATTATATTGAAAATGATAGATTAAGCTTTGATAGAAAATCTGTTAAGGGTCTCTTGGATAGTGGAAATATTACATGGGAACAAATTATTTCTGGATTTATGGAAAAATCCGATGAAAATTTCAAAACCAAAAATAATAGAATTTATGCAGTGGATCAATTATATAATGACATTGGAAGAGACAAAATTGTTATGTTAGAAAAATTATTAACATATAAATCGGTGGTTGATTATGTGGATACTTCGGAAGAGGAGTCCGCTCTAATTGCAGTGAATATTGAAGATTTACAAAAAAGCAAATGGTATACTCATATGGAAATTGACCCATCTCTAATTTTGGGTGTTATGGGTAATATGATTATTTATCCTGAGAATAATCCGGTAACACGTAACTCCTTCTCTTGTGGTCAAAGCAAGCAAGCGGTTTCGGTTTATCATTCTAATTATCAAATGCGTATAGATAAAACAGGAGTTGTATTGAATTATGGTCAAACACCATTAATTAAATCTAGATATTTAGAGTATATAAATAATGAAGAACAACCTTATGGAGTAAATGCTATTGTTGCCATTATGTCTTATACCGGTTACAATGTAGAAGATGCAATTCTTATCAATGAAGCTGCTATTCATCGTGGTATTTTTAGAACCTCTTATTATTCTTCTTATGAAACAAGAGAAGAAAGTTCCAAAATTACCGGTTCCACTAGTTCCAAGTTTTTGAATATTGAGAAAAATAATGTCATCGGCAAAAAACAGGGTTATGATTATAGTTTCTTAGACGATTATGGATTGGTTAAAGAAAATACAGAGCTCAACGATAAAATCATTTTGATTGGTAAGGTGAATTCCTCTGCGAATACAAAGGACACACTAGTTGATGATTCAGTTAAGACCAAAAAAGGACAGCTAGGGTTTGTAGATAAGTCATTTATTACACTGGGTGAGGAAGGGTTTAATGTAGCCAAAGTACGTGTTCGCGAAGAACGTTTACCTGCAATTGGTGATAAATTTGCTTCTAGAAGTGGTCAAAAAGGAACAATAGGTCTCATTATTCCTGAAGAAGATATGCCTTTTACGGATGACGGAATTCGTCCCGATTTAATTATAAATCCACACGCTCTACCATCTCGTATGACAATCGGTCAAATTGTAGAAAGTCTTTTCGGTAAGGTGTGTGTAAGTTATGGAGCGTTTGGCGACTGCACTGCATTTCAAGTAAAGGGATCAAATTATTCCACCTATGCGCCTCTTCTTGCTAATGCTGGATTTCATTCCTCTGGTAACCAAGTATTATATAACGGAATGAATGGCGAGCAATTATCAGCTGATATTTATATGGGTCCTACCTATTATATGCGTTTGAAACACATGGTGAAAGACAAGATTAATTATCGCGCGCGCGGTCCTAACACGGCATTAACTAGACAACCTGTGCAGGGTCGTGCCAATGACGGTGGGCTTCGCATTGGAGAGATGGAACGCGATGGCGTGCTCGCACACGGAATGTCCTATTTCTTAAATGAATCCTTTATGGTTAGAGGCGAAAAACAAAGCTATTATATTGCGGTTTGTAATAAAACGGGTGCAGTAGCCATTTATAATGAAGGCAAAAACCTTTTCCTCAGTCCCTACTCGGATGGACCTATTAGATTTAATGTGAACCCAGATGGATCGCAAAGTATTTTAAATTTAAGTAGATTTGGGCGCTCCTTTAGTATATTGCGTGTTCCCTATGCGTTTAAATTATTAATTCATGAATTACAGGTTATGAATGTTCAAATGCGTATTGTTACAGAAGACA